CAAAACGCAGGCCGCTTACTGCACTGGCTACACGCTGACCGTAGGAGGCTCGGATGAGTGATCGCCTGCTGCCGACCGGATCATCAGCGCTTGAGATTGCCGCCGCTGAGGCGCTGGCAAGCCCCGGCGCTATGAGCGTGCCGCTGCGGCAGTTATGGAATCCGTACACATGCCCGGTGGAGCTTCTGCCCTATCTGGCGTGGGCGTGGTCAGTTGACCGCTGGGATTCAGACTGGCCTGAATCGACAAAGCGCGCCGTTGTTGCTGCCTCGCGGTACGTGCACCAACACAAAGGCACTATCGGGGCAATCCGCCGCGTCGTTGAGCCGCTGGGCTATCTCATCCGGGTTATTGAGTGGTGGAAAACCAACGAAGCGCCAGGCACGTTCCGGCTTGATGTGGGCGTGCTCGATACCGGCATTACCGAGGAAATGTATAACGAGCTTGAGCGCCTGATAGCCGATGCGAAGCCCTGCAGCCGTCACCTTATCGGATTGTCTATCAATCTGGACGCTAACGGCTCGCTGCCGGTAGCCGTTGCCAGCTACAGCGGCGACGAGCTGACCATTTATCCCTATACCCCTGAACTTATCAGCGTCGGCGGGCCGGGTTATTCCGGCGTGGCGGTGCATCTTATTGACCTGACGGAAGTGAGCGCATGACGACAAAATATTTTGCCCTGCTGACCAATCAGGGCGCGGCTAAGCTGGCGAACGCCGCCGCGCTCGGCACGAAAGTGAATATCACCTCGATGGGCGTCGGCGACGGCGGCGGCACGCTGCCGACGCCTGATGCCGCACAGACAAAGCTCATCGGTGAGAAGCGCCGCGCGCAGCTTAATTCGCTGACCGTTGATGCGGCCAACAGCAGCCAGATTATCGCGGAGCAGATTATCCCGGAAAGTGAAGGCGGTTTCTGGATTCGTGAAATCGGCCTGTACGATGCCGACGGCGTGCTGATTGCCGTTGCTAACTGCCCGGAAACCTATAAGCCGCAGCTGGCCGAAGGCAGCGGCCGGACGCAGACCGTGCGCATGATTTTAATCGTGAACAGCACAACCGCCGTCACGCTGAAAATTGATCCGTCAGTGGTGCTGGCAACGCGAAAGTATGTTGATGATGCTGTGATCGAGGTGAAAGCCTACGCTGACAGCGTAATGAAAAAGCATCTTGATGCTGATAACCCACACAGCCAGTACCTGCAGATCGCAAGCGCCCTGGCGGAAATCAAAGACGCCGGGCTGGTTGCTGACGTTCTCAAAAACCTCGGTTTAGGCGACGCGTCAAAAAAGACCGTAGGTAATGGCACCGGCCAGCTGCCTGACATGAGTTTCTTCTCAATCGTTAAAAGCGGTAACGGGTACTGCAAATTCCCAAACGGCCTGATCCTGCAATGGGGGAGCGGCACCTTTGCACAGCAGTCAACCACGACTGTTACGCTTCCTGTGTCGTTTCCAAGTGCCGGATTTTCACTTGTTGCTAATAAGGGATCATCAATTCCGTCAAAAGGCGAATACGCAGTAGGTGTGCAGTTTCGCGATAAATCATCTTTCTCTCTTACAAACAGCGGCCCGGAAACTACTCAGCAGGGCATCTGGTGGATAGCGTTAGGAATTTAAATGAAAAAATATTCGCCTTCGAATAATGCCTTTTATGATACCGCCATTAATCGGGATATCCCGGAAGATGCGATCAATATTACCGAACAGGCCTGGGCTGATTTACTGTCCGGGCAGGCAGAAGGAAAGCTGATTACCTGTGGTGCTGATATGCTACCCTGCCTGACTGAACAGCCATTACCGACAGCTGAGGAACTCATCAGCCAGTCTGAGGACAAGCGCAGCAGGTTGCGGGCTGAAGCTGATGCGGCTATACAGCCCCTGCAGGATGCGAGCGATTTAGGGATAGCGACAGATGATGAAGCAGGTCAGCTCGTCGCCTGGAAAAAATACCGCGTTATGCTGATGCGGATAAGTGTGGAGGATACCGTAAGCATCGCATGGCCTGAAATGCCAGTGTAATCAGACGGGCCATAATAGTGCGTTTTATTTACCGCTTACGCTTGTGATTAACTCACATGCTTATAGACTAAGCATTATCGTGTAATTCTAGCCGCTCCTACCGGCGGAATGTAAAGGAAGAAGCCAGAAACGCTCATTTACTTTGCACGATAAACAGATGAAAATAAGATCTGAATACTCATGGTATTCATAGCGCCTCACCGCGACCTTATGCCTGTTCCTAACTTTGAGGGAGCGGGTATTTTTTTATTTTCAGTAAACCTATGCTGAGGTCATATTGCCGCGGGCGCTGGTATTATTCAGGTTTTTGCGGCCAGATAATATTCGGCGCGTCAGTGGCACTCACCGCCTGCACTGCTTGGATATATTTCATCCAAGCCGTGAGCGAGGCTTTATCTTCTTCCGTAATAATCCCAAGCAGCAGCTGCGTCTGCCATGCCTGAGTGACGCCGTTTGCCTCACTGATCATCGCTGATTTTTCACTGGCGGCCTTACTCACCACTGCGTCCCGCTGCGCGTCGGTGTCAGTTACCCATTTTTCACCATCCCATTTATCCCAGGTGGTTGCAGGTTTGAACGGCGTTGTGTCTGCCGGGTATTCGCCCGGTGCGCTGATTAATACTGCTGAGCCGTCATTAATTGAATAAACCGTTTCACCGCGATGATCGGGAGTTACCTGCCAGTTGCCATTAAGATAAAGCGCCACGCTACCTGCTTCAGCGGCGGGCGGCGCTGTAATGCAGGAATTAGCAGGCAGGCCAACGCCCTGAGCCAGAAACTCATTGCTGGAGCCGGTAAACTCACCGCTTACTGCGTCAAAGTTAAAAATCGTCAGTGTGCCGGCCGATTTAGCCAGACCATTTTTATCAAGCGTTACCTTTGCCATTAAGCAGCCCTCACGATGTAGTTAAACGCGACGTTACGCGGGCGGATAAACCAACGCGCCCTCGAACCTGAAGACCCGTAAGTTGGCAGATTACTCACAGCTTTGTTTTCTCCGGTGTTGAATACATTCTCTCCATTTCCGATCTGGATAGCCGTTAATGTCGAGTTATTCTCAACGTTAGGCTGAATCCACGTGCCTTCCTGAAAAGAAAGCAATTCGCGACTAACATCAACGCCTCTTCCATCATCCCAGCCCCTTATGAACTCACCGCGCAGATCAGCAAGTTTCAGACCGGGATAAGCCAGCGCAAGCTTTGGATAAAGCGAGCCGCTAAATGTCGCCCCGTTACTTTTCAGAAAGACCATTCCAGCCATTGAAGGAAACAGCTCATTTGGCATTTTTGTGTGAGGCCAGGGGAACGGTGAACCGATAACCGGCGCGCCTTCGCCTAAACCGAGGTTTTTGAGAAACAAGAGCCTGGCCCTGCGGCGGGCTGCGCTGGCACACTTGCGCCCATTTGCGGAGAAAGCAGCGTGCTTATTGGCTACATCAGGGTGTCAACAAATGACCAGAACACGGACTTACAGCGGATTGCGCTGCAAAGCGCAGAATGTGAGCTGATTTTCGAGGACAGGATAAGTGGCAAAACCAGCGAAAGGCCGGGGCTGAAAAAGGCGCTGCGCTGCCTGCAGCCTGGCGATACGCTGATTGTGTGGAAGCTCGACCGGCTCGGCAGAAGTATGCGCCACCTGGTCATGCTGACGGAGGAGCTGCGCGAACGTGGCGTTAACTTCCGCAGCCTGACCGACAGTATTGATACCAGCACGCCAATGGGGCGATTTTTCTTTCACGTCATGGGCGCGCTGGCTGAAATGGAGCGTGAGCTGATAATAGAGCGCACCCGCGCGGGGCTGGCGGCTGCACGGGATAAAGGGCGCATCGGCGGCAGGCGTCGCGTAATGACCCCGGACGTTATCGGCCGCGCTGAAAGAATGCTGGCGAACGGCGCGACGCTGCAGCAGATTGCGCTTGTGCTGGAGGTGTCAGTAAAAACCCTTTACCGGTACATTCCGGCCGACAGGCAGCGCCAGATTACTAATTCTGTCTGCTGACAGACCAGCAAACCCCCATCAGATGCACCGCTAAACCTGACCTGACACCCTGAGCACACCCTCAAAACGGAGTGCATCAGATGTCTGATTATCATCATGGTGTCCGCGTCGTCGAAGTCAACGACGGCACGCGCACCATAACCACTGTATCAACCGCAATCGTCGGCATGGTCTGCACCGCACAGGATGCGGATGCGGCAACCTTCCCGCTGAATACGCCTGTTCTTATCACCAATGTGCAGGGCGCAGTCGGTAAAGCAGGCAAAAAAGGCACGCTCGCCGCCGCGCTGCAGGCCATTGCCGACCAGTCGAAACCCGTCACTGTAGTGGTGCGCGTCGCTGAAGGTGCCGACGACGCCGAAACTATTTCCAATATCATTGGCGGCACGGATGAAAACGGTCAGTACACCGGCATGAAAGCGCTGCTCGCCGCGCAGACCCAGCTCGACGTGAAGCCGCGCATCCTCGGCGTGCCGGGCCTCGATTCACTGGAAGTGGCGACCGCGCTTGCCAGCGTCGCGCAGCAGCTGCGCGCCTTTGCCTATGTCTCGGCATGGGGATGTAAAACCATTTCCGAAGCCCGCCTGTATCGTCAGAACTTCAGCCAGCGCGAAATCATGGTTATCTGGCCGGACTTTCTCGCCTGGAACACTGCGACCAGCAAATCCGATACCGCCTTTGCGACCGCCCGCGCGCTAGGCCTGCGCGCCAAAATCGACAACGACACGGGCTGGCATAAAACCCTGTCTAACGTCGGTGTCAATAACGTGACCGGCATTTCCGCATCAGTGTTCTGGGATCTGCAGCAGACCGGCACCGACGCCGACCTGCTCAACGAGGCCGACGTTAC